TTGGGTCAGTTGCTGTAATTGAACCTGCGCTGTTTCCGATTCCCCAAACATACCAACCTGAACCATCAGACCAGATATCAATAAAATCTCCTATTGATTCTGCTGAAGCCACAAAGTTGATTTGATCTTCGTCAGATGCAGCAACAGATGCTCCGTTTACAACTAAAATTCCGTTTATGTTGTCTCCCTCTGCTGAGTCAATAATAAAGTTTGAAGTAGCAAACGCTGCTGCTACAACAAATCTAAAATTAACACCAGACTTAACCGCAGGTAGTGTTACTGTCACACCTGTCGAGTTATTTAATTCATACCATTTTCCTGAGTCCGCTTCTGTTAAAGTAGACGCAGAAGAAATAGTTTCTACTTTGTTGAAAATTCTCTCAACATCGTTTGAAAAGTGTTTTAAAACTGCCATATCTATTTATTATTTAATTTTTGCTATATTTCTCATTACTCTGTCTAAAGTAGATTCGCTTCTCTTTTGAGCAAATTTTACTTTAAAGTTTGAAGTTTCTACTTCAGGATTGTGTTTTAAAGGCTCAACCGCAGGTGCAGATAATTCTTCTTTTAGTACTTCTTCTTCATTAAGAACTTCAGTAACTGCAAGACTAACTTGCTCTGCAACTTGAGATGACATTTCCTCTTTTTTCTTGTCTCCGTGTTCCATCATTTTTTCAATCATTCCTTTGATTTCGTCAATCTCTTTTTTGAACTCCTCTCTTGAAACATATTCTGCTTCAACTTCTTCTTCCTTTTTTTCTTCTTCCTCCTCGTGTTCTTCAGCTTTGATTTCTTTAATCAGGCCTTCTTCTTCAACAACAAGGATTCTATTATCTTCAAGTTCGTATTCTCCAACAGGTAGAGCAACTTTCTCATCCTCTGTGCGAATAAAAACTTCTTTTCCTGATTCAAAAGCATCTGCTTCTAAAACAGTACCATTCTCAAGTTTAAGCTCCGCTAATTGAATATCGCTTAACTCAACTCCTAGAAGGTTTTTTACTTGGTTTAACATTTCTGTAGCTTTCATAATTATATATCGGTTTTGATTATTTATTTTGCATTTTTAACTTATTCTTCCTATACCTTGTGCGTGTAATTCCCCTGTACAACATTTAATTGAATAGGTTAATTTATCTTTGCACAAACAAGCCCTTCTTCCTCCTTTTGGACTTGTGTAACTTGGAATGTAATCTTTGCTGTTTAGTTTTTTATAATTCATTTCTTATTGCTTTTTGGATGTCCTTTCGGTAACAAATCAAAATCTCCTGTATATTTCGCATTTTGAGGTCTACCATTTCTAACCATATACATAAAAGCATTGACTCTAGCAAATGCCCATTGCGAAGGATTATTTACTCTTGGACTATGTGAAACATTAAACGCCCCTAAGCCTCTTTGAAATACTGACTTTAACATTCCTACATTTACGCCATATCCTAGTTTGTCTTTATATCTTTTATTAAAGTCATCTGCTTTTTGTTTTAGAGTTGCCTCATCTTGCTTAGATACTTTAGCACCTCTACTTGTAGAAGCATCTCCCTTAGCAGTTCCTTTACCTTTTGGATTTGGATTTGGTGTTCCTGACTTTGGTGCTTTAGGACTTTTCTTTATACCTCCTCTTGGGCCTACTTCTGCTAATGCGTGTTTTTCACAAGGCATATACCAAATCTGACCTTCAAAATCGTGTTCGTGTGTTCCTTCACAACCAATGTCTTTTGCAATCTTCTCAGCCATCTCTTTTGAGGAATAAGCAAGTCTATCCATAATAATAGCAAAGTCATCGTCTACCTTCATTGATGCTAGTTCAATTTCTCCAAGTTCTTTTAACTTAGACTTACTCCATCTTAGACCTGCTTTACCACCCCACAAATAATAACTAATAGTACCGCAAGCTTCATTGTCACTAGGATTAAAATATTCTTCTGCTCTTGACAAATAAGAATACATCCTTTTAATTGTTTCTTTGCTTATAGGTTTTCCTTGTGCTAATTGTTGCGCTCTAATTTTACCAACATCTGTTGCACATTTATTGTTTACTTTTTTATTAAGCTCAATACCTTTCTTAGCATTGTTTTTAACACCACCTGGATAATCTGAATAAGATTCTAAAACCATTTTGTTGCCACCTTTATACCTCTTATCTTTTTTAATAATACCTTTAACTTGTGACAATAATGCTTCTGCTTCTTCTTCTTCTATTTTAGCAAGATCATTAATTGTTTGGTCTTTTGGTCTTTGGGCCTTATCTGCAAAATAACCTTCAATACTAAATCCTTTTACTTTACCTGTCTTTACATACTCATTCCAAATGTCATCGTTGTTTACTTTTACCGCACCCATCCAAGTACCTACAGGAACATCTAAGCCATATAATCTTGACTTATCTTTTTCCTCATCTTCTACTATCCAAGACTCAACAAGTGATAAACCTTTAATTGTGTGTTGGTGTTCTAAAGTTGAGTTGTTTTGATTTCCTTTTTGTAAATATAATTGTGATGCCTTTCTTACAGTATCTCTTGTAAAATATATATAATATTCTTCTTCTCCACTTTTTCTGTAAATAGGTTTATTAGGAACTAACAAAGCACCTAAAAGAATTTTCTTTTCTTTATCTACTTCAGCTAGTTTTAATTCTTGAGATTTGAGAGCAACGAAATCTTCTTCTATTGCAGGATTCTCTACTATACTTATTGCTTCAATTCCTGTTAAATCTTCGTTGTCGTCTAGTATTAATTCGACTATCTTCATAATAATATATCGTATTTTAAATTAGTTTTTGCTTATCCTAAAGCACTTTCTCGAATTATATTCCTGTCTAAACTCTGTGCTGTTGTTACATCCCCTGCAACGACATAGGCCTTAACAGGTTGTTGAGTTTGCTGTGCAATAGTCTGAGCTAATTGATTTGTTCCTCCTGCTCCTACAATATTAAATGCAGGTGCTTGTGGAACTGAACCTGATGCAGGAGATTGAAAACTTGGCACTTGACCTCCTGTTCCTCCACCTCCACCTAAACCAGATGCTACAGATTTGCTTTTGCCTACTGCTTGTGATATTGCACTTATAATTCCTACTGCTTGTAAAGCATAACCAATTAACATAGGAATATTTTGTGGGAAACCTATTTTGGCTGTTTGTGCTGTTCCCTCTGCTACTGCTGCACTTGATCTTGCCGCAACTAAACTTGAAAAGGTTAAAGTCTTTCTTGCTTCTGCTATCATCTCCTGTGCTGCTAATACTTGTTTTGCTATTAAGGCTGCTTTACCTGCTGCAGTCTCAGCACCAAATAAATTTATAGCTTGGTCTACTGCTGATTTCTTTGCATTTAAAACCATTTGTTCAGATGCTATTCTTCCTGCATCTATTCTTTGTTTCCTCGCTAAATTATCAGCATCTCTTTTTGCCGCTTCTTCTTGGGCCACTTTCTCTGCTTCTTTTTCTGCTTCTGTAATTTTCTTAAGACTTTCAATAAAAGCATTTGCTGCCTCTTTGTTTGTATTTATTTCGTCTTGAATTATTTGTTTTCTTTCAGTTTCTGCTTCTCTTAATGCAGTTGTAATTTCTGCTGTTAAAGCTTTTTGAATTTTAAGTCTTGATGTTTCTAATTCAGTAAGTCTTGCTCTTAACCTAGCTTCCTCATCTAAATCCTCTTTTGTAGATTCACTTAAAGCGTTTTCTTGTTGCTTAGCCTCAAACCTTAACCTTGCTGCCTCAATCTCTCTTTTTGTAATTTCTTCTTCTACTCTACCTGCTTCTTTAATTGCATCTATTCTTTCTTCTACTGAAACGCTTTCTTTATTGGCTGCTATTTCTCTAAGTTCTGCAACCTTTCTGTTTGCTTCAGCTCTGTCTAATATAAGCTGTCTTTCTGCTTTATCAGCTTTAGCCCTCATATCTGCAAGCTCTCCTGCAATCTCTATTTCTTTTCTTGTTTCTTCTCCAAAGTTTTTTATTCCTTCAGTTACTGCATCTATAGACTCCTTAGCCTCATCAAAGTTTCCTGTAACAAAAGATATTATAGCATTACCAAAGTTTCCGAGAATATCTGTAACGTTTCCTACAACAACTCCTATTTGAGTCATTAACTTTCTAAATCTATTTTGGCCTTTCTCTGAGTTTGTAAAGGCAGTAGCTACAGATGTTATTGCGGCAGCTATACCTACAAATGGAATTGCCAATAAAGCTATTCTTAATAATTTAGAGCCTTTTGTTGCAGCAGTTAAAGAACCTGTAAAGTTTCTTGTACTTGTTATAAGTCCTCCTGTTTGTCTATCTAAGATTCCAACAACTCCTGAATAGTCAGCAGTATTTTTAGTAGATTCTTTTAAAGCAGTATTTGCTCTTTTACGCTCCTTGTTAATAGTTTTTAAACCTGCCTTTTCTTCATTTAATCTATTCTTAGTTTCCTTAATCTTTTCATTAAGCTTTGAACGTCTTGCAACTTCTCGACCTGTGGTTTCTCCTAATTGCTTTTCGTATTTTCTAAGGTCAGATTCTAAAGACTCAATTAAATCTTCTTGTGCTTCAAAAGACTTGTTTAACTCATCTACATTTTCTTGAGCCTGCTTAGTTGTAAGCTGAACATTTACTGCGACTGTTTTTGCCATTTTATTTCATTTTTAATTTGTTTAATTCCCTCTTTGAAACCTTTAGGTAATTTATATTTACCTTGTGCTATTCGGATATTCTCAGTTTCTCCGTTTGCTATTTCTAATAATTGTAATATATGCTCTATCACGATTTTATTTTATTTAATAATTCTAAACTACTTTCTCCTGTTTGAAGATTTGTAGTGATCTTGTTAATTAAAAATTCTTCATTGCTTATTACAAGAGTATCACTTAATTTATATTGTAATAAAAATCTTTGTGGTAAAATAGCTTTAACCTTTACAAGTCGCCTATTGTAACTAAATACATCACTAACATATTTTTGATAATATGACTTAAATAAAGTATTACTATCTACAACAAAATTGAATGGGTCTATTTCTTGACTAAAGTTTATTGTTTGATTTGTGCTTATTTCAGTATAATCTATGGTAATATTTGAGTCATCGTCTACACTTGTAGTTGCCCTAACACTATTAGTAACTGCTACTGATATACTACCTGTTCCCCCATCGTTTACTGTTATTGTTTGTGAAACATAACTACCATCTAAATAAGTAAATGTTACAGGATTAGGCTCATCAGCATCAACACTTATCGAAACGCTTGAAGTTCCTTGTTGAAAGTTGGTAGGTCTGTTATAGCTTGATATTTCTGCCGGTGTACCCACTCCGTTTCCATTATACATTTGTATTGTTTGTGTGCTTGTTGGCTGTGTGTTTTTAAAAAATAGAAGTGGTTTACCTATTGTTGGGCTTTGATCTTGATCAACAAAATATCCATAACCTATTTGTGTTGTTGAATTATCGTTGCTGTTGTTTAGCCTTTCAAATAAAACCTTTTCAAAAGGTGCTACTATTCTGTAATCTTGTCCTCTATTTAATCTTGGATCACGACCTGAATTAGAAGCATCACTTGCCTTTACCGATCCGTATTCACGGCTGTTTAAATTATTAAAATAATATGAACCAAATGTTTTAGGCTCTTCAAAAGTAAACTCAACATCGTTAAATGGTACGCTAAAATTACTTTCGCCACTATCAATTAATACATATTTAGTTATATCTCTTGAAGTTCCACCCTCGTAAAACGAATCAAGGGTTTGTACTTTTATTTTGCTATAATCACTACTTGAAACATCATCTTCAACAAAAGCTGTGAGATTAAATGTTTTAAACAATCCGGTTAGAAAGTTTAATATTTTCATATCTGGTATCTGTTCGCTGACAAATATTGTATCTACAATTGCAGTAGGACCTACCTGACCTGCATTAATTGTGTACGAATTGGTTGATGAAAAATATGAATCTAATGTTTTGATACATTGTAGGGTGTATGATACAGACAAAGAAGTTTCAGTTGTTTCTATTACAAGCTCTATATTGTGCTGATCAACTGTTCTACCTACATTTGTTTCAAAGGTAAAATCAACTGTTGTACTTGCAAGTCCTGATACGTGTTCTACTTCTGCAACTACTTCATTTGTGCCAAATTTTCTAAACCTTGCCTTAAATTTTTTTGTGTTTACTGTTGGGCTGACAGTCCAAATAACACGCATCTTTTCGATTTGATCCAATAATGATTCACCTAAAATACAGGTCTGAAATCTAAATATACCACCATCAAACCTTGGCGAATATCCTGTAAAGCTATGTGGTGGATCTTCTGTTGTGCTATTATCAAAAAACCCAATCACATCTCCTGTAAATCCTACAATTTTATCAACTACAATAAAGTTTGTATTTGTTTCGTTTGTAGGTGTAACTCCTATATCACCTTTATTTCTATGTAGCCACAAATATAAATTAGCAAAAAATCCTGTGTCCTTAAAAAAGTCATCAGTAAATCGCATATCTATTTGTGTATCCTGTTCAATTGTTTTTAGCACATCAATAACTCTTATAGCCGGTTTTAAATCGGTATAATGAAATCCTTTTGTTACACCAAGCCTTTCACTTGCACCTGTACCTGTGTCTGCCTGTTCACCGGAATAGTATAGGTTTCTTGTTGTATCGCTTCTTGCTTGGCTTGTTAATACACCTCCTGCCGTTGAATCATATATAAATCTTTGTGTGTGTGATATTAATGGATATATTATACTTGCTGTTGTTGTTGGATCGCCACCAATTGGGCTTACATAATTTTGTAGCCCTTGCTTTACTTTTGCTGTATTATAATCGTGATTAAATGCTGAAAAATCCAAGCTACTTAATTTACGATCTTTTACTCGATCCTTTAATTGAACTGTTTGTCCGTAAAATGTTATATTGTAGCTATCCGGCACATTGTTTTTTAATTTTACTCCATTCATAACAATATACCCTGCCCTAAAAGGCTTATAGTTTAATTCTAAGATAGCTTCTAACTTTGAATTGGCATTAAATATACCATCCGGTATTGCATCGCTTACAAGGTCTCTACGATAATAGTGTTTAAAAAGTTTATTATTAACACTACTTGCAGGTAAATTAAACGACTTGCTAAAATCTGTAAATACTTTTTCTATGTCACGAATATCTTGAATGGTTTGTGTTAATGATATTTGCTCATCCTCAAACAAATCAAGGTGCTGATAATTTACATCTGTAATTAAATTAATCTCGTTCCATTTCCTAATTGTTTCTCCCCAATTTGTGTCAGTTAGGTTCCAAATATCTGGGTTTGGATCTGGGCTGTCAAGTAATATTGAGGGTACTGCAAGTCCTACCTGATTCATTATCTTATGGTATTAATTTTATCAAAAGCAAATTTGAAGTCAATCGTGTAATTTGCAAGTTTATCGTTTAGGCTTGTTTTAAATGTAACCTTTTTATTTTGTGGTATAATTGGAAGCTGTTGAGAATCCTTTAAAATCCATACCCTTGGACTCATCAATAATTGCTCAATCACTTGGTTGTAGCTGTCATTAACGTATCCTGTATTCATTGTGATACTATCTCGGCTCATTATGTTTCTTGTTTTATATTGAGCGTTGTTTAATGAATAGGTTGCTCCGGTTGTAAGTGTATTGGCTTTATATTCTTCCCTTTGTATGTCTATGCTTTCAATTGATTTTAAAAAGAAATTAATTCTTTGCAACGCACCAAATCTGTTTACAAATGTTACAGGAAAGTTTGTGTATTTACTACAAGGCTGTTCTTCAATTGTAATTGTTTCTGTGCCTGATCCTGAAACAATATCTACGCTTGTTAGCGTTGCTGTTGTGCTTGTAGCATATTCAATTGTATCGGCTGTATCATCAACTCCTGTGCCAACTGTTACACTTGTTACTGTTGAAGCACCATTTTTAAAATTTACAGTTGTAGCACCTGTTAATGTATCTGCGCCAGAATTAACACTTAAATTTGCTAATACAGGTATTTTTAATATTTCTGATGCTTCTCTAAAAATTTTATTATTGGACATCAACACTGTTTTGCTTCCAACATAAGAACTCAAAGAAAGTGTTGTAGCACTATTCGTTTGTGTTTCTGTTGTAAATCCATCTTCAAAATAACCCACGCCATCAAAAGCCATCATTAATGTTGTAACAGCATCAAGATTTGTTCCGGCAGAGTTTCTTGGCGTAGCAACTGTTTTTACCCAAACATTAACGCCATTATCTCCAAACGTTCCATTAAAATCGTAATCTATATAATCTTTTATTAGCTCACCTATTTCAAATATTACAAAGTTGTTATCTGAAACTTCATTTTTTCTTAATTGATATGTTGTGCTTGGTGATGCTTGAAAGCTACCTGTATAAATAGCAATTGTTAAATCACAATCTGCAAGAGTTGTGTTTGCTACTTTTATATACACCGGACTATTTATATTTACCTTATATATTGCCATTGTTATTTTTTAAATTCTACTTTTATCATTGTTTCAAAATCTTTACCATAAGCCTTTGCTAAATCATCCGGCAATCTTTTAAAATATTTTTCAAAGGGTTTTGTAAAAAATAGTGTTGGTTTAATTCCTTGTTCAAATATTTTCTTACGAATCAAAAACACTAATGTTTTTCTTTTTATAAATCTACCTTTTGCATCACGCACCTTTGTTTTAAGTCCAGGCTTTCTTATTGCCCATTGATCCAAAGGCTTTGCAGGTGGCATACCCTTTAATCCTCTTTTACCACCTTTTGATTTGTAGCTGTAAGGCGTATCAAATTTTTGCTTTGTACCACTAACACCCTTGTCTTGAAATTTACCATAACTCTCCATCATAAATTCAATCAAGCTGAATCTTGGCGTAATGATAGGTGGTTTATATTTTATGCTATTTACTAAATTACCTGTAACAGCATTTTTTTTTGCATTTGCTTTTGCTTCTCGCACTACATTATTTGCGAACGTTTGTATTATTCTTTTTACTTCAAAAAAACTCATCAACAAATGTATATATCATTATCAATTAAAATATCCATTGTGCCTACCCATCCGGCTACTTCATTTTCAAACCGATCATAAAAAGGCTCACAGCTTACAACACCATCAAGCTGATATTTTTCTGTATATAAACTACCACTTCTTAATAATTCTATTAATTTATTTAATACTGCAAGTTGTGTGTTTAATATATCTTGCTCGTTGTCGTTGCCTACAAAAATATCTGTAACCTCATCCTTGCTCACATCCACAATATCCATACATATCACGCTAATGTTAAATCGTAGCACTTGTTCTTCCTGTGTAACGGTGTTTACAATTATGTGGCTTAATGGGTATATTGTTTGTTTGCTTAGATCAATCTTTGTAATATCTCCTGTTGTAACTGTATTCACGTTCTCATCGTTTAAAAGATTATCTTTTATAATATCTGTTATTAAATAAAACCCCCTTACTCCGTATTTGCTCATTTAAAATGTTTTTTTATTCTTTTTTCTTCTAATTCGTTTTTTTCCTTTTTAAAGCATAACATTAATAAACATTGATGCATATTTATTTCAGTGATATCTTCGATTCTTCTAATATCTCCCTGAGCGAGTGCATAAATTGACTGAAACCATCCCCACTTGTTGTAAAATTGTGATTCAGCTGAAAGTGTGTCTCCGGCTTCTCCTCCAAATAATTCGTCATATTTTTGCATAAGTCGATCCCTAAATTGTAAAAAAAAAGCATACTACTTACAACAGCATCCATCGGCATTTGTTTCAGATCTTTGCTTGTATCTGTTGTGTAATTATGCACAACGTATTTGTCTTTCCATTTTTGCACAACCGGTCTGTATAGAACGTTCATTGCTCTTTCCATATTTTGCCAATCACTTATATAAGTATCTAAATCCACATACTCGCCAAAACTCATCGCATCAAGGTTTGGTAAAAATCCATACTCAATGTTTCCTATTTTAAACATCTTGACAAGCTCCGGCTTTTGTTCAAACATATCATTTAAAATTCTTGATATTTTCGCAATATCCTTTAGCTTCATCGCATCTACATATTTTGCCGGTACATCACAAAAAATTTCTATCATCTTTCTTGTTAATGTGTTGTTGTCTATATCGTGATCTTTTAATATTAAAAACTCTTGATATTGTTCAAGTGTTATTTCTGAAAGATCGTTTGGTACTATAATCTTCATAGTGTTTAGTTATATAACAAATTTAAAAAAGTATTTTAAAAAAAAAAGGAGCAGTATAAAACCACTCCTTTTAGTATCCGGCTTATGAAAAGATACTATCTCAAAAACAAAAACAACTAAATCAGCCGAATATCGCCACAATAAATAATGATAACACCATAAAGAACATCATTATAAATTCTACTATAAATTTTTTCATTCTTTTACTTTTACGTTTTTCTGTATAAATCTCGCATACTTTTTAATCATATGCTCTTTTTGTTTTTCGTTATCCACGAACTCTGGAACACAAAGCCAAAACTTGGGCTCTTGCTTAAACCAGTTTTTTAATATATAAGCTATTGTTTTCATTCTTTTTCTAAATTAATTTGCACCTTACCTCCATTTAAACAGGCTGGTGCTTCATCATCTATTAGATAGCAGGTTTTGTCGCTTGGATTAAAAACCTCTACTCTTGTGTGATTTAATTCTATTAGCCTTTTAATATCTTTATTAGATAGCTTGTTACTTATATTTATTAATTCTTTCCAGTCCATACTATCTCCAATATAATGAATTAGTTTCAGCTTTAGGAACACCATCCCACAGCCAAGCATCACGATGCCCAACGCTTATTCTTGGTTTTTTGTAATCATCCCAACATACGTATTTAATTCTGCACTTAAAAGGTTTGCCCTCGTTAGCTGTATAAGGCACAACCATATCGCTATATTGACTGCTTTGCTCGTGAACTATTTTGTTTTCCACAGGCACAACTAAAGCACTACCTTTTCCGATCCTTTCTTTTACCATATAAAAATTTATTTGAGTTTGATCGTAGCCCCAAGATGAATAAAATATATCACCCTCGGCTATATGTCTGTTATCGTATATATATCTATTTGCCATAACCTATCCTTGAATTATAAATTGCACTTAGCTTTTCTTTACGCGTACCAATATATTTACCACATAATGGATAGCATTCGGTTGTAACAATAGTACCTTTTTTGTACTTTTTGTTTTTTAATACAAGATCTTTTGTAAGGGTTTCAATTTTTTTCCCATAGTAGCCCATCTTGTCTCTGTCAGGCTTTTCGATAGTTACAGATCCGATATATCTACCATTTAGGCGATAATCAACGGAGTAACCAAAAATTTCGAAGTTAATCATATTTATATTTATTTATCATTAAATTAATAAATTTCTATTGAACTACCAAATTTTATGTGATGATTCAGTTTCAGCTTTTACAAAGTGACCATCTTCAAATGTAACATATACTGCCCTTTTAAGCTCATTCCAAAGCTTTCTGGAGAGCTGTTTTTCAAAATTTGGCTCTAATATGCTCCTCATTCTAAACTCGTGTTCTACGAGCTCTATTTGGCTTTTAGATAATTTAATTTTTACTAATTTTTCCATATTTATATTTATTTATTTAAATATAATAAAATCACTGCGAACTACCTAATAGCATACTTTCCAAAGTTTGGTTTGCTTAATATTGAATATGTAGCGTATCGGACTGAATCTGTAATATGGTTGTTTTTATCTTCCGGTCTGTTTGTTAGCTTTCCGGTTTTATCTTCAACCCACTTATAGTTTCTAAACTCCTGTATAGCGTTTGTGCTATCCTTGTGAATGAATATCCTGTATCTTTTTAATAAATCAATACCGGCATTCACACTATCCTTTCCCTTGATGCTTGGGCGTATCCTCCAACCCATACGTCTTAATTCATCAATTGTTCTTGGCTCGGCACTATCGGCATATATTATTTGATCCGTTACACAAGTTTTAAAATGTTTATGTATGTCGTTTGTTGTCATCATTGTTCGGTACAAATATTCTTTTATATATAAATCCAAGCCATTAATCCATACACCAACCATTGCTGTCGGATCGTTTGTGTAGCCAAAGTCCATTCCCATTGCTACAAACCTTGCTTCGTGTGGCAGAATATTATACTCGCTGAACTGAAATATTGTAGCCTTGCTTAATCCTTTTTCACCAAGCCCATATATTTGCCAGTATTGTTCATCTGTATATTTAAGGCGTTCGATCTCCTCGACCAATCCTTGTTCTAAAAAGGGGTTGTCTAAATATGTTGTCTTTAAAAAATCAGCATCTTCCCTTGGTATTATTTTATCATACAGCCAATGATACTCCTCACTTGGGTTGTAGTCCAATATGATACGTTCACTTGTTCTGAATAATAATTGTTGCCAATCTTCCCAATACAGCTCGTTTGCTTCGTTTATAAAAAGTAAATCTCTTTTTCTTCCTCGCACCTTTACCGGCTGATCAAGGCTAATAAATTCTATAAGGTTGCCAAACAAATTATATTCACTACTTGATTTGTTGTGCTTATCTTCTTTATATAAATGGTGTGATCTTAATATGTTTATAAAATCTCTTAAAACAGTTGCTCGAAGTGCCGGAAAAGTTTTACGACAAATAGTAATAGTTTTTTTAGTATTATGTAAACAGTAATAGAAGATAATATATAAAAGTATATTATACGTTTTTCCACTTCTTGTACCCCCTTGATTAACTACAATTTTTTTCTTGCTATCAACTAAATGTTCAAATACTACATTAGTTTTTAGGTTTATCTGCATTTCTGACTATTTCGATTTTTACATCACTCGGTACACCATCGGCACCTGTAATTTCTTGTCTTTCAACATAACCCCTTTTCTTACCTCTTGTTTTTAATAAAAATATTGTAGCAGCTGTTGAGCCTTCTTGAATCTGTTTATGTAGTTGGCTTTCAGCAAAATCAAGGGCAACGTTTTCGATCTCATCTACCTTGTCTGCAAATTCTTTGTCCTCGTTATAGTAATTATAAAAAGTAGTTCTGCCTATTCCAACTTGCTTACAGGCAGTTGTTACAACGCCTAATGATTTTTCCAAAGCATCAACTAACGCCTTTTTTATGTGTTCACTTTTGTTCATTTTCAATTTTTTCTTTGTAATCTTTTGCTTCCTTTTTTCGTTGTCGTAGCGAATCAAGATGATCAGGATCAAGCCTATTGATCTCCCTTTGCATTTTCTTTGTTCTTATTCTTGCTATTTCTTCATCAACAGTCATACATTGCCACATTCTTTCAAGCGAATAATACACAACGCTGTATCGATAGCTATCCTTGTGTCTATATTCAATGGGGCTTACTCCGTGTAATAAATCTTGCCCATCAAATAACGTTAATGAATTATCAGCAACTT